CCAGCCTGATACAGCCAGGAGGTCTTAGAACCTCAAGAGGTATCCTGTGGCTACTCCGGTTGAGTAGTAATCGTGCCTGTTCGGTGCGTTAGCGAAAGCTATCCAGTGGACAACTCAAAATTTGGAGTCGTACACATGTCTTCATTGACAATGGACAGTTTAGCCCGCCGGTTCCGCGCATGCGGATTAAGACACGAAGAGTATATGCCCATAGTGAAGTTGATAGATCGGTGGAGGCTCTGCACTGGTGAAGAGCAGACCGTAATCCGGTTGAAGGACTTCAGACAGCTTTGGCTTCATCGCCAATGCGGTCTTCCCTATACGTGTGAAACACGTATTGCCCTGTCTTCGGACGGGATCCCAAAGGGACCCTTTTCAGTCTTCTTCAGAAGGCTAAAAGGCAAGCGTAATTTTGCGAAGGTATGGAGTAGCCTTATGTGCTACACATCTTTCGTTAGCGCCACGGTGACACCTAGACAAGTCGAAAAGTTCTTGTCCGGTGTGCGTCGGGATGAGCCAACGTCAGAGCAGCTACGTCCAGCAATGGATTACGTTGCTTTAGGCATTAAGGAAATCCAAAAGTTTCCGAAGGTGCCGACTCCCGAAGGGGAGGACATTCTGGATTTCGTACCACGAGCCGCCAAGGAAAGGAGCGTGTTGCGGAACCGAACGGCAGAAGTGAACGCCGTGCTTGCTGAGGCTAGCAACCTCACACGCTGGTTGGGATCTATGTCCGGGTTTCCCGATATTGTACGGGGGACCCTAGGTTCTGTTATGCTTCCTCGGCACGATCGTCTCCTCCGCGATGGGGAGTTCGCAGGGAAACCTGTGATTGGGCATATAGGAGTTGTCCAAGAGCCTGGTTACAAAGCCAGGTTCGTTGCGTCTCCATATCCGGCTGTGCAGCAGATGGTGAATCCGTTGCATAAGTGGTTAGCGAGGCTCAACCAACAATTGCCAGGTAACTGGCAATTTGACCAAGTCGCTGGATTGGGTTTCGTCAGGGATAAGCTCCTGACGAACGGTTACTGTTGCTCAGTTGATCTGAGCGGCGCAACCGACCATTATCCACTTAAACTGCAAACCCTAGTTTTACAATTGCTAGGGGTGGATTCTCAATGGATCTCTGCCGTAGAGGTTCTGTCCACAGCTTTGTGGACAACAGGAAAGTTAGCTGAGCCCTTTAGCAAGGCTACCGGACGAGTACTGTATTGGGTCTCTTGGACCACCGGGCAACCGTTGGGGTTGAAGTATTCCTTCAACTTATTCACACTTTCCCATTGGGCACTCTGTAAAGGCATTCAGAGTGTGTGTGAAGAAAGCCATGATTCCCAGGATATTGAGTTCTCAATCGTTGGCGATGACGTAACATGGTTTTGTCCATGTTGCGCACGAACCTATATGACCGTTATGGAGCTCATGGGATGCCCTATCTCAAAGGCAAAGACTCTTGAGTCGAGTCAATTTGGAGAGTTTCTCTCCAGGTTGATAACTAGAGATAGCGTGATCCCATCCTATAAATGGAAAGCTCCCTCTGACGATTCGTTCCTAGATGTCGCAAGACTTCTGGGACCCCGATCGATCCTTCTCTTCAAGAAGAGACAGAGGAAGGTCATACGCGCAATAAGTGAGATTCCTGAGCCGTTTGGCCTGGGTTGGAACCCCAAAGGTTTGCCTTATTGGGACCGTTATTCACGGATCCCAGAGGACACCCCAGTCCTGAAGGAGTTCAGACTGGTATCAGCTGGTCACCACTGGCAGAAACTCTGGTATACACCAGAGAGACTTGCCGGCTACTTAGGGGATCTTCAAATTGCCCCTAAGCCTGCTTCCGACCAGGAAGCAGTTCAGGTGCTAATCGAGTGTTTTGGCCCGATAGGTAGATCACCTATCCTGCGGGATCACTTGATTAGGGACCTCTATGGACTGGTCAGTTTGCTTTCTGATGAGTTCATGAGGTATGGAATGCTGAGGCCAGAAGTCGTAAAGCTCATTCCTAAAGGTCTGGCTAACACTCTAGGATTAGAGACTAGCCCGATATCAAGGCAGCTTGCTGTGCTGGCCCTTCTTTCGGGGAGGATCAGTAAGTGGGCGATGTACGCCGAGTCACCCGAGCGCC